CCCTTTGGTCCAAAGTTTGGCGGCGTAGCGTTTTTTAGAGTAAAGGAAGTAAGGCCAGTAGACCTTCTCGAGCTCAAGGTTGTTGGGTTTCTTGAATAGAGCACTGCATTCTTCCGCTGCTCTCTCGCCCACCTCCCAACTGTACCTGACAGCATCTTCACCCGTGCGCCCCCCAACATCGAACTCAACCATCACCGAATCTGTGTCACCATACCTCACCTTTGCACCCGGGAAGTTAGCCTCCACATAGTTCTTCGTTTCCTCAATCATCCCCCGACCCCTACATGTCGTCGTAGATGCAATTGGAACACATGGGAGAATACCCTTCCCTGCACCAGTAAAACCATATACAGAGTTCATAGAAACTTTATAGGCCAACTGCTTACCATTATAGACCTCCTTCATCGAACCCGTTGCAGTGGCCATGTCCCGCTTAGCCTTTTTGCGAAACTGTTTAAGCTCGAGAAGGATTGCCGGTAAAAGACTTTCAACACCTTGAGCAAACTTGTAGGTTTTGTCACCAATCTTAAACGTTTCGTATGTGACACCTGGAACGTTACCGTACCGCCTCTCGTCCATGACATACGTCGAGTAACAGAGGTTATGGGCCATCATGATCGAAGGGTACAGAGCTTCGAAATCCAAGGCTGTGATTGGTGTGTAATAGGCACCCTTTTGTGCCTCTAAAACCGTCGCACCCTCGTAGGGTTCTTCGGGGAGAGCACCGTACTTGATTGTCGGAACCATGTATCCCAACTCTCTGGCCTTCTTGGTAAGCTGGCTGAATACCTTAATCTGCTGACCACGTTCAACTAAAAAACACAGTGGGACCCACGTCGCTTTTGCCATCTCTAAGAGATTGAGGAGTGTGCATAATTTTTTCAATAGTTTATGGGGGAGGAGGGTATCTTTGATGCAGTATTCAGCAACTTCGCCCAATTTTTGGGGATTACCCTCCCTGTAACGAGCAAACATTTCCTTCGGAGCCATATCTATCTTTTGGTCTCCGAGGTAGAGTTTCGAAACTTCGTTCAATTTATACGAGTCTAATTTGTAGCCCTTCTTCACTTCATGGAACATATCGAAGATGAACCTTCCAGTCATGGGGAGTAGCTTCAGAAAGTTATCACCCAAGGCACTCGAACTTAACTTCTTCATTAATAGCTCACTTGGTGGATCGTGGAGCTTACCAAGATTGAAAAACTCTTCATGACACCCAGTGAAGTGTGCCCTCTTGTAGATGTACTCGAGATCGAAACCAAAGATGTTCCACCCTGTGATAATATCCACATCCTTTTCGTGGATGTACTTTTGGAAGGCTTCTAGCATTTCTCTTTCGGTATCAAAGCTCACAACATTGGGACCCTCAGTCTTCTTGTAGCATAAACATACCTTTTCGTATGGTTCATCATTCCCAAATTTGCATAGAGATATGGCAATCTGAAAACATGCATCACCGGGTACGTCGGCACTTGGGAACTTTCCAGTAGAACTATTACACTCTATATCAACCGATGCCACTACGAAAGGTGCAATGTCATCTCGAGCCACTGGTTTGAGTCCCCTCCAATCATTACACCAAAGATCAATATCAACCTTTGCGAGATGGGAACGAACGCATTCCGAGCCAGTTTCCAACCAACCAGTAGATTGGATACCAGTGCGATGCATCAATCTCAGGACAGGGTCGAGGTTTGATTCATATACATGGTACTTTCTGAAATTATTATTATAGGCAAATATGGAATTAACCTTCCTACGGTCAGCAAGTGTCCTGAAATTCAAACGCATATAGGCAAACATCTCATTATTTTGAAACCCCCATACATCCTTCTTCTTCGTGACACTATAACTCGTGACATGATCTTCACGGATTTTGTTCAAATCGTTGAACAATAGTCGAACCTCTTGATCAGTGGTTCCCCTAGGTAACTTCACAAAGAAATATGGTTCAAACACAGTTGTAACGCACACGGATTTTCCATTTTCCATTTTTCCCATAATACTGATTAAATGTTCGTCATCCACATCCCTCGCTTCCCATGTCAGAGCTTGAAATACCACCATATGTTTATATCCAGCCAAATTTTTAATATCATTTACTAATAAATGTCTGCTGCTTTAATCGAGCTCGTATCGGTGGGTGCCCAGGATGTGTACATCACTGGTGACCCCCAGGTCAGTTTCTTTCGTCAGAACTATAAGCGCTACACCAACTTTGCCATGAAGCCCGAGCGTATGGATTACATCGGTACTTTCGGTGCTTCCAATGAAATTACTATTCCTATTCGTTCCAAGGGTGACCTCATGAGCTACATATGGATCGAAGCTACTGGTATCGCCGAGGTCGGAACCAATGCGGATGGTTTGTTTTCGACGAACGCCGCTAATCCCACAGAGTTCCAGCTTTGGATCGGTGGTCAAATGGTGTCCACACTCGACTCCCTCTACATTCAAGGCGTTCACAATACTCTCATGAGGGACTCTTCAGCTAAGGCTTCCTTCGCTGTAACGACCAATACTCGAAAGGCGAATCACTCTGGAAATTACTACATGATCCCCTTCTTCTTTGGGGAAGACTGGACCAAGGCGCTTCCTTTGGTGGCCCTCCAATATCATGACGTAGAAATCCGTGTTAAGTGCCGCGACGGTTTCACACCTAATACCACTCCCAAGGTGTTCGGTAATTACATCTATCTCGATACAGAAGAACGTAAATACTTCACTGATACCGAGCACGAACTTCTCATCACCCAAACCCAGAGCCAACTTGCTACCAAAACTGATACCGATATTGATCTAAGCTATTTTAACCACCCAATCAAATCCCTCCATCTTGTGTCTGGTAAGGCCACTGATGCTGCATACACCAGTGAATACAACTTCGATACTGCGTCTCTTTATATTAATGGTACTCCTCTTTTCGAAAACACGTCGGGTGTGTATCACCACGATGTCGTCGCTGAAATGCATACAACAGATCTTCCCGACGATGCAATTGACAATGTTCCCACCTTCTCGTGGCCCTTCTGTCTCACCATGAGCAAAATGCAACCCACAGGTTCACTAAACTTTTCTCGAATTGATAATGCGAAGCTCACCCTTGTCAACCCAACTGGTGGTAACGCACTTCATCGTGTTTATGCGGTCAACTATAACATTCTCCGCGTGAAGAATGGTATGGCTGGTGTCGCTTTCGGTAATTAGATAGCCTAAGTTAATTGATTAAAATAGGGATTTAAAAAGTAAAAATGGTTAAAGTACGTAGCATTCGTACAACTTCTTCGCGAATCGTAGTGGAACTCGAAAAACCCAAAAGAGTCACCAAGTTCAAACCATCCGCGAAGGAAAAGAATCTCATGAAAATTGCTAAAGAGGCTCTCGACCAACTAAGGAAAAGCCACGATGAGCTAAACATCGAAAAGAAAAAATCTGCCAATCAAATAAAGTTATTAAAAGAAGAAGTAAACGATTGGAGGACATCTTGGGGTAGACTTGATATTGAAAATTTGGATCTAAAAAAACAAATCGCAGAAGCATCAATCTCGCGGCCCACCCGTGAGTGCTTCAAGCATAAGGTCTCGAAGGTAAAGCTCCATGCAGTTGAAAATCTTTTGAAAAAAGTGGGTGCTGGACCAAGTCTAGTGAGGACGTCCAAGGGGATATATAATTGTGTCACGAACTCTCCGGATATCATGGCTAAGCATTCAAAGACGATTGCCGCTGGTATCGTTCACTATTCTACTGAACCCAAGATGACCTGGAAGGAAAAGCAGGAGTTTTGCAAAGTTTCGGGCGTTTCCATGCCCTCCATCAATAATATCACCCACTTGATTCAGGAGCACCTTTCTAGTTCCATTCATCGATGAGTTTTTTCGTTTTTTCATACATTCCCTTAGCGTGGAAGGTCTCATCCTTGAGATCCTCCCAAATTGTGAGTCGATGTTGTAGAAACTTTAGAAACTTCTCCGGATCTTCGGGAGACTTGTAACGGACTTTTTCAGCCTTAAGTGCCTTTTCCATAGCTGCAGAACGTAGTTCCATCGAACGCTTAGCAATTTCCTCGGTAGTGAGTCGGGTCCCAACTTCTTGTTTTTTTCCGAGTGCCATTTATACTATGAATGCTCCTATTCTTTATTACTGTAAAGCTTGTCATCGAACGTATGATGGGTTCGCACAATGTTGCTTTGACATGGATCACATCGAAGTAAAAATCTCAAATAATACTAAATGATCCCCTTCCTTATCGTTGGAGGTCTCGCTGCTCTCACAGCCTATACCTACTTTGGTCCAAATCTCATTTCCTCAGAGGAGGCTAAGAAACACATCAAGAGTGGTAAAATCAAAGCTGTTATCGATGTTCGCACGATCATGGAATATCGCGCCGGTCATTACCCCAAAGCACTCCACATCCCAGTTAACAAGATTAATGAAAAAACAACATCGGAACTACCCAAGAAGGGACTACTCGTCTATTGCAACACTGGACAGCGGGCCAGATTTGCAGCAGAGAAATTGGAAAGTTTGGGGTTTAAGGACGTGAGCTACATCGCTGGACTCTACTCTACCTTACTTTAATCTATCAAGTCTGGATTTTTCCTTATTTATAAATACAGTAAGTTCGGTGGGATCTCTCGTGAGTTCAACAGAACCATGTGTATTTAATGGATGTACATATTGAACACGGATCAAATCTACTATGACCTGTTTCTGGTCCGAAGCCTGACTATAATGAACAGCCAACGCAGCCGCATCCTTTTTAGTTTCTTTTGGTAAGAAATCTCCATCATAAGAAACTACAACGTGCGAACCCGGCCACCCCTTGACATGAAGCCACCAATTCGCCGCAGGACTCGACTCAGTAAGTTCATAATTTTCCTTTGCATTTGTGCCAACTCTAATAGTAATACCATCAAAGGATTCATGTGTCTTCATAGGTTTTAATATATTCTATCCTTTATTTATAATGTATGTCACCCTAAAACCCAGTCCATCAGTCGTTCATCGGTATAGAGTAACTCTTCCAAATCAGACAGCCATCGATTTTGGACAAAAGGGGTTTGACTACTACGTAGATCACGGAAATCCTCGTATCATGAGGGCACAACTTCTTAGAAAGGGAGCAATCATTCCCAAGGAGGTGCGAATTGAGAGGGATCCCTATGAAATACATAGGGGAATGTTGAAAGTTAAAAGTAGTAAAAATGAAGATTGGGAGAATTACAATTCTCGAGATTTTTGGGAACGTTGGTTACTCATGTCATATCCACACATGCACAAGTCCAAACTTTGGATGGCGACACAGGAGGGTGTTCTCTTCATGCCCGTTCCCGAAGACTTTTGGTGTTGTTCTAAAAACCTGTAGATCCGAAACCACCTTCACCCCTGAGCGTCTCTTCGAGTAAGCCAATCTCCTTAATCATAGGAGTCTCACATCTCTCTAAAATGAGTTGAGCGATACGATCACCCTTCTTGATTTCAAAGTTTTCCACACCATGATTGAATAGGACAACCTTGACTTCACCGGTATAATCTGGGTCGATGACACCCGCACCAACATTGATACAGTGTTTTACAGCTAGACCAGAGCGGGGAGCTACACGCCCATATAGACCATCTGGTATAGACAACGCAATACCAGTACTTACTAAGGCTCGCCCCGATTGACACGGTACAGTCACATCTTCGGAGCTATATAAATCATATCCCACAGCACCATCAGAACCACGAGTAGGCAGACGAGCATCAAACGAAAGCTTTTTAACACCCAGAGGCATATATAATTCACTGAACCGTATCCCTTAAGCATATTTCGTTCCACCCCTGAGTCTAAGAACTAAATGCAAAGTCGATTCCTTTTGAATATTGTAATCTGCTAAAGTGCGTCCATCTTCAAGTTGTTTTCCAGCAAAAATTAATCGTTGTTGATCAGGTGGAATACCCTCCTTATCTTGAATCTTAGCTTTAATGTTATCGATCGTATCTGAAGATTCAACCTCTAGGGTTATAGTTTTTCCGGTGAGTGTCTTTATGAATATCTGCATACTACTTGTATATTAGATTTAAATCTTAAAGTGATTGCATCATGAATACGGACGGTGTTCATGATGCACTCAAAGGGTTTCGAACCCCTGACCTCAAGCTTACTAAGCTTGCGCTCTACCACTGAGCTATGAGTGCGATGCTGAAAGTGGGGTTTGAACCCACGAGACTTGCGTCAGCGGGTCTTAAGTCCGCCCCCTTAGACCACTCGGGCATTTCAGCTTTTTTACTCTCCCTCCCACTGAATACTGCACTCCTCAAATCTTTAAGTGTTTGGGTGTAGTTTCATAACTTAACTTTTTCTCGAGAAGTTTGCGCTCTTCTTCGCGGCGTTTTTCGATACCACTACAATTGTGTTTTTCCAAGTGAAGACAGCTAGGACAGAAACCACCTTTACAGTATTTACAATCCATGGGTATCCCACATTTCCTCTTACACAGTTGACAGCGCATATAGTATAATTAGGATAAAGATTTTAAGTATAGTACAAATAGTATATGTTGACTCTCGCTGTAGCGAAACCCAGTCGATTACCTATCACCAACCGCTCTATCCCCGAGTATAAGAAACTCAAGAAAACCCTCAAAAATTCAACCATTGGATACGGTACAGCACTCGCCACGTCTTATTTTATCACACAGGGGGCGGACCAGGGTGTATCTGCAGTCGTGGGATCTTTATCGTCATATGCATACGTATCTCTCCTTTCCGATAGGGTTGATAACTTCGAGAATGCGACATTTCAAAAGGAGTTTTTGGCACCGTTGAGTGCCGCTGCTTTTGAAGTGTCGTGGAATAACGCACCTTTCGCATTTGACTTTGATTATGGAGCTACATTTGTAGGATTTCTAGCATATAAATTTGCGCTCACAACAGTTCTGTATGAGACTGTAAGAAACATGATGATTGAAGACAGTGTCTCTACATATGACACCACTGAGAAGGTCTATAATGATCTTAGCGAAGACGAGCCAGCTCACGAGCCTGACGAACAACACGTCGGGGTGAGCCTTGATTGAGACTGAGTTTGTTCATTAAAACAAACTTATTACGTCCAGTGAGACCCTTCATCGCCATAATGCGCTTCCGCGCTTCCTCCTTGGTGAGTGGCATCGCCTTTTTCTGAGGCATGACCATCTTCACGGGGGTCGCAATCCTGGTGGTCATGGCCTTCATGAAGTTAGCCGCAACTTTCTTGTCGAGAGCTTTCTTTTCCGCACGCTTCTTAGCGGCAGCGCGCTTCTTAGCGGCCTCGGGGTACAGTTTGGCTAGGGGAACGTTATTGTACAGATTTAAGTTATCAGTGCGAACACCCCTTTTGGCAGCATGGCGGAGTAGATCCCTCGCGAGGGGGGAGTTCTTGGCACGCATCTTAAGGCCATCACACATCTCTTTAATTGTGAGTTTTTCAGCTTGAACAATACCATATTTCTTGGCAACCTTCACTACATCAGCCTTCTTGTAGAGACGGCACTTCTTGCGTCCCAGCTTGAGATCACCCGCCTTGTCTACAGAAACGAGTACTGGAGTCATTATTTATCATAAAACAATATTTTTTTATTAAAATGTATAGCTAATTACTTCATCTCCCCAAACTGCAGAAAGTTGTCAATCTTGCGTCCGATGCTCTTGCCAATGCCAGCGACTTTGTTGGGACCCTTGGCAAGTTCCTCACCGGAGGTCACCTCAAAGTCGA